TGCCAAGATTGAACTGGGTGAGACTGGTGAGAAGTCTAAGACTCCCGGTATGCCTATGGCAAAGGTTTGGTTTGACATTCTGGCGGGCGAGTACAAGGGTCAGAAGATTTTCATGAACCAGATGCTCACCAGTGGCTTTGGTATTCACAAGATGAATGAGTTCCTTATCAGTCTGGAATCTGGTGTGCCTGTTGTGTTTGAGAACTTTACTCAGTACAACGCCCTGTTCAAGCAGATTTTTGATGCTGTGGACGGTAAGGCTGAATACCAGCTTGCTTACGGCGAGAACAACAAGGGTTATAGCACTTATACCATTGTTCAGAAGTTCTAATTGAGGTTCGGTGGGAGAGGGTAACACCTCTCCCACAACTAAACAGGAGGATTGTATGAAGGTCTTAGAACTATTTGCTGGAACTCGTTCTATCGGCAAAGCGTTTGAAGCCAGAGGACATGAAGTTTACTCGGTGGAATGGAACAAGGATTTTGAGGACATTAACCTTTACGCCGACATTATGACGGTTACGGCAGAACAAATCATAAAAGAGTTTGGTGTGCCAGATATCATTTGGGCAAGCCCCGATTGCAGTACATATAGCGTCGCTGCGATTAGCAAGCATAGACGGAAAGAACCGAATGGCACTCTTACGCCGATTACTCAATATGCTACTTTCTGCGACATGGTAAATGCTCATGTGATTGATCTGATTAAAGAGCTTAATCCGAAGTATTACTTTATTGAAAACCCGGTCGGCGGTTTGCGTAAAATGGATTTCATGCAAGACTTACCTCGCTACACAGTTACTTACTGTCAGTATGGTGAGCGTAGACAAAAGCCGACCGATATTTGGACTAATCATCCAAACCCGGAGTTTAAACCCGCTTGTAAACGAGGTGCGCCGTGTCATGACGCAGCTCCAAGAGGTTCTAAAACTGGTACACAAGCGTTAAAGAACGCAAAAGAGAAAGCGAGATTACCAGTTTTACTCTGCGAGCATATAGTTAATATTTCCGAAGAAGAGTATCGTGTTTGCACGAATTGCGGTTCTCTGATGCAAGAAGGTTACTGTATTCATGACGGCGGGGAGTATTTCTGCTCTGATGATTGTTTACACTCGTGGTATTCGGAAGAAGAATACGAGGAACTGTGCGAGAACGACGAAGGGTATTGGACGCATTGGTATTAAAGTGAACGATTGTTGGAGGGTTAAATGTGCTTAATTTTTACGACTTTGAGTGCTATCCGAAGTTATGGACAGTGACAATAATTAATCCATTCACTAACGAAGAAGTTGCGATAGTGAATGACCGAGAGAAGTTAATTGAGCATTACGACTCTCATAAGAACGAGATTTATGTCGGGTTTAACAACCGTCAGTACGATGATTGGATGTTTAAGGCGATCTTGTGTGGCTTTGACCCGTGGAAAATGAACCAGTGGTTGATTCAGAAAGGCAGAAAGGGTTGGGAGTTTAGTAGTTTACTCCGCAAAGTCCAGTTGAACACTTTCGATTGCATGATTGGGTTTAACGGTCTTAAAACTCTGGAAGCCTTTAGCGGAATGAGCATCCAAGAAACTAAGATACCATTCGATTACGATGGTGAGTTTACCCAAGAAATGATTGACGATGTTCTGTTCTATAACAGGCACGATGTAATGGCAACTATCAGAGTATTCTTGGAGAGAAAGTCTGAGTTTGATAGTTACATGGGTTTGGTGAAGCTGTTTAACTTGCCGTTGTCCTATCTTGGAAAGAGCAAGGCGCAGTTAGCCGCTATTATTCTGGGTGCTAAACGAACCGTACATACCGATGAGTTTGACATTTCCATTCCACCTACGCTGCGGTTGGAAAAGTACACTGAGGTAATTGACTACTTTAAGAACGATTGGAACTACGACACTAATCTGGAAATTGAAATCGCTGGCGTACCTCATGTTTATGGTACTGGTGGCATCCACGGAGCAATCCCCAACTACTTTGGTGAGGGCGAGTTCCTTCATGTGGATGTTAACAGTTACTATCCGTCGTTAATGCTCCGCTATCCAGAGTTCTGCATGAGTCGAACAGGGGCGAGCATTAAGAAGTACCAAGAAATCGTGGATAGCCGCTTGGAATACAAACGGCAGAAAAGCCCGTTAGCCAACGCCTTGAAGATTGTTATTAACAGTACCTATGGCGCGATGAAAGATGTTTTCAATCCGCTTTATGACCCTCGTTCCGCTAACAATGTCTGCATCTTTGGTCAGTTGCTTTTAACCGACTTAATTGAGAGGTTGGAAGGGCATTGTGATCTGATTCAGTCTAACACAGATGGTCTTATCGTTAAGTTACACGGGAATGAAGACGAAGTTATAGCCATTTGCAAGGAATGGGAAGAGCGCACTGGTATGGGTCTTGGCTATGACCGCATGACTAAGATTTGCCAAAAGGATGTTAATAACTATATCGCGGTGTTTGAGAATGGCAAAATCGAAGCCAAGGGTGCTTATGTGAAAGACCTTAACAACTTGGATTACGATTTAGCTGTTGTCAACCGGGCGGTTAGAGATTATCTTCTCTATGGCATTAGGGTGGAAGATACGGTCTTTGGTTGTCAGAGTATTCGTGATTTTCAGAAGGTTGTTAAGCTGTCCAACAAGTACAAATGGGTGGAGCATGAAAGTAAAAGTACGAAAATTAGATACGATAACAAGTGCTATCGCGTCTTTGCTTCCAGAGATAAAAAAGATGGAAGGATTCTCAAATGTGACGGGGTTCGCAATCCAGCGAAATTTGGAAACACGCCAGATAGATGTTTCATTGTCAATGACGATATCGGAGGAACAACGACCGATAGGTTTCCGCAGTTAGACCGACAGTGGTACATCGACTTGGCGTATAAGCGATTGGAGGACTTTGGTGTACGCGAAAGATTTTATCGGTAGAGGTTTGGACATTGGCGATGAGGTGATCTACTTGGAACATCGCAGAGATTACTCCGCGTTGGTGAGAGGTGTCATCGCTGGCTTTACGCCTACTAAAGTCGATATTAGAAAGTATTCGGACGACGGTAAGCGAATTGGTAAAGACCAACGCGCCCCTCGTCATGTTGTAAAGGTGAGGTGGTCTGGTGATTAAACTTGAAAACACCGATATTTACGGATGGGAAGCCGCTATCCGTGGCATGAGAAACCCAATGAATAGTTGGGACAAGAGCGATAGTGGGCTGACAGTAATGAACCCCGGTGATGTTGAGTTTGGATATGAACCGAACTATGAGTACATCATTGGTGAAAATGATCTCAAACTTATGAAGTCTCTCTCCAAGGCGGGTAATGACCACAGTAAGTTCCTTAGATATATCACTGTGACTGTTGACATTACCGCTCCATTGTATTGGTGGAAGGAGTTCGACACTTACAAGGTTGGTACAGTTGCTAACTCTTGCTCAACAATGCACAAGATTCACGAGAAAGAGTTTACGCTTGACGACTTTAGCCACGAACATCTTGGGGATATTGCAAAGAATTGTTTGGAAAACACCATCAGTATGATGAATATGTGGCGTAAGTATTATCTCAACGATAAGGATAAGTTCGATTGGTGGCAGATAATTCAACTGCTCCCAAGCTCCTATAACCAAAAGCGAACCATTCAACTTAATTATCAAGTGTTAAAATCCATGTACTTTGCTCGCAGACGACACAAGCTGGATGAATGGCGAGCGTTTTGCGAGTGGTGCGAGAGCTTACCCTATTTCAGAGAAATTTGTATTCAAGAATAACCGAAAGGATGAATGGCATTGAACCTCTATAAAGGATTTGTCCCTACAAGCGGTAAGCGCAGTACAATGCCGTTTAAGGATAAGAGTGCGAGTGATCTGTTGAGCTTGGAAGAAGCGCAGAAGTTCTCCGAGTACGCTGGTATTCTCGCTGACGACACCGTTCTGGTGGATATTGACGATGAAAAGCAGTCTAAAATCATGCTTAACATCGTCAAAACAAAAGGTTTAAAGTGCAAAGTGTTAGCCACTACTCGTGGCGCACACTTTCTCTTTAAAACCGACCGTCCGATGCAAAATCGCACCCATTGCAAACTGGGAATCGGACTGACTGCGGACATTAAGGGCGGCGGTAGAGCCAGTTACGAGGTCTTGAAGTTCGACGGTAAAGAGCGAGAAGTTCTTTATGACACTGGCGAGTATCAAGTTCTGCCCAAGTATCTTAACCCGATTAAATCCAACATGAACCTCTTAGACATGATGGAAGGTGACGGCAGAAACAACGCGCTGTTCTCTTATATTCTTCCACTCCAACAGAATGACTTTTCTGTGGAAGAATGTCGAGAGTGCATCAGAATCATTAACGAGTTTGTGTTGGTAGAGCCGTTGTCTGAGGATGAGTTAAAGACCGTGTTGCGGGATGGTGCTTTTGAAAAGCCCCAATTCTTCACCAGTAAGGGCGCTTTCTTATTTGATAAGTTTGCTAACTATCTGTTGAAAGCAGCGAACATTATCAAACTGCACGGCAAGCTTTATATCTATCGGGACGGTATCTATGAGAGCGGCGATGAGTTTATCGAAGCCGCCATGATTGAACATATCCCAACTCTTAGCCAGAGCAAGCGCAAGGAAGTGTTGGCGTATCTTGCGTTGGTGGTTAAGAAAGAGTCCAGTTTGGCAGACGCTAACTTGATTGCTTTTAAGAACGGCGTGTTGAACATCGTGGATGGTAGCTTTAGTGATTTTAGTCCAGAGTTTATTATCACTAACAAGATTCCTCACAACTACAACCCCGACGCTAAGAGTGATCTGCTCGATGGGGTAATGAGAAAGTTGGCTTGTAATGACGAAAGTGTACTTAGATTGCTTTACCAATCCGTTGGTTACTGTTTCTATCGACGGAATGAACTCCGAAAGAGTTTTTTCCTGTTGGGTGAAAAGCGTAACGGTAAGTCCACATTCTTGGACATGGTATCAACGCTTTTGGGCGAAGATAACACAGCGAACCTTGACCTCTGCGAGATTGGAGATAGATTTAGAACTGCTGAACTTACGGGAAAGCTCGCCAACATTGGTGACGATATCAACGACGAATGGGTTTCCAACACAGCAATCTTTAAGAAAGTTGTGTCGGGCGATACTGTCACAGTTGAGCGAAAAGGTAAAGACCCCTTTAAACTTAGAAGCTTTGCAAAATTCTTCTTTTCAGCTAATAGCTTGCCCCGACTCGGTAGAGGAAAAGATTCTCGTGCGGTTCTGGACAGACTTGTAATTATCCCTTTTGACGCTAAGTTCTCTAAAGACGACCCGGATTATGACCCATTTATCAAGTATAAGCTCCGTGGTGAAGATGTTATGGAAGCTTTGATTGCAAAAGCTATTCCTGCACTTACGGAGGTTCTGGTAGACCAAGAGTTTGAAGAGTGCGAGCGTGTTAAAGAGAATCTGGAAGAGTTTGAGAAGTCTAATAACCCTGTGTTGGAGTTCTTTGATGATCTGGACGAGTCGGAGTATCTTAACGAGCCGATTAAGATGGTTTATCAGAAATATACTGCGTTTTGTTTGGGGAACAATCTCCAACCTATGTCGGCAATCGAGTTCCAAAAGCAAACCAAAAAGCAATTTAACTTGGTGGTAAAAACCATCGAAAAGGATGGAAAGCGGGTGAGAGTATACGCAGATGAATAAACAACAATTGGTCGAAGAAAACATGAATCTCGTATACTTTCTTATCCGTCAATATTGCCCACGATATATCACAGACGAGGACATAATTCAATGTGGGATGTTGGGTCTATGTAAAGCCGCTGAAACTTGGGATGAAAGTAGAACGCTATTTTCCTCCTACGCCAGTAAGTGCATTTTATACGAGATTTGGGGAGAGTTTGGACGACGAAAACGACATAAAGGCGTTTTATCGTTGGAATACCCGGTGGCGGGGATGGACGGCGAGCAAGATACATTTGGAGATTTGATTGCTGGTGAAGAGGACATTGATTTTGTAGATGATGAGTCTTTTTATAAGCAATTAAATCCAGACGAACGGTGCATTGTCGAATATCGACAGATGGGATATACCAACAAAGAAATCGCCAGTAAGATGGATTGCAGCGAGCAATCTATTTCTGAGAAGGTGCGAAAACTTAGACATTTGTGGAGGTCTATAAATGGAGATTAAAGTGCGTTATCACGCAAACATTGACCCGCTTGAAAAGACAGAACACGGCGACTGGATTGATCTAAGAGCTGCCGAGGATGTTGAGTTAAAAGCGGGTGAGTTTAAGATTATTTCACTTGGCGTTTCGATGCAACTGCCAGACGGCTACGAAGCCCATGTTGTCCCTCGTAGTTCCACATTTAAGCATTGGGGTATTCTCCAAACCAACCATATGGGCGTGATTGATAACTCCTACTGTGGTGATAACGATGTTTGGAAGTTTCCTGCGCTTGCTACACGGGATGTATTAATCGAAAAAAACAGTCGAATTTGCCAATTTAGACTGGTTAAGAAGATGGACGATGTAAATATCATCAAGGTCGATAAGTTAGAGAACGCCGACCGTGGTGGCTTTGGCTCTTCTGGAAAGGCATAACTCATGGTTAAGCTGTTTGTAGATGATTTTGAACAATTAAGTCTATTGGAATATACCTTGGTACAAGCCGATATTCCGTATGAAATAGAGCTTGCGCCTAACAACTGCTATGTACGACCTCCGTATCTGGTGGTGGATGGCGTACCACTTGACACTCAACGAGCTATGAAATGGATAAGGGGGCGTGTTAATAATGGATAATAGAAAGTTTATGAGCATTATCAGCGGCGAGAATAAAGAGGTATTGACGGAAAACGCCAATATGAACTCTGAAACCCCGTCTGGTCTGATGTATAAGTTAGCGTCCGAGACATCGAAGGAGTTTACAGCTACTTGCCTGTTAAGCGAAGAAGCACGAGAAGCTGTGGAAGGTAACTATATTCATATCCACGATATGGACTACTATCCCACTAAGTCTTTAACTTGTCTGCAACACCCGCTTGATAAGATTTTAAAGAATGGTTTCCGTGCTGGTCACGGTGCTTCCCGTCCTGCTAAGAGAATTGAGACAGCTACCATGTTGGCGTGTATCTCCATGGAAACTATTCAGAACGAAATGCACGGTGGTCAAGCGTTTCCTGCCCTTGACTTCTATCTTGCTCCCTATGTAAGAGCTACTTTTATCGAAGAGCTTGACAAGATTAGTGAGGTTACTGGTAGAGATTATAGCGATTACTACGATGTTGCTTTCGATGATTATGTCATTAAGGACAGCACTAATCCCGTACAAATCGCTATGAACCACACCGTTGAGCGTGTGCATCAAGCTATGGAGAGTTTCGTACATAACGCAAACACAATCCACAGCCGTGGTGGTAATCAAGTTGTCTTTAGCTCCATTAACTACGGCACGGACACTTCTGCCGAAGGTCGCTGCATTATTCGTGAGCTGCTTAATACCACTTATCGTGGTGTTGGTAACGGCGAGACTCCTATTTTCCCAATCCAGATTTGGAAGCTGAAAAAGGGAGTTAGCGCAGAGCCGGGTGATAGAAACTATGATCTGCTGCAACTGGCATACAAAGTTACGGCTCGTAGATTCTTCCCTAACTTTATTAATCTGGACGCTCCGTTCAATGTTCACGACAAGTGGAACGCTGACGACCCGGAACGCTATCGCTATGAGTGTGCTACTATGGGTTGCCGCACGAGAGTCTTTGACAATAGACATGGCGAAAGAACTTCCATTGGTAGAGGTAACTTGTCCTTTACCACCGTTAATTTAGTCAGACTGGCACTGGAAAGCGGTGGCGATGTTGAAAAGTTCTATACGCTCTTAAAGAAGTACACCGATGTTGCAGTTAAGCAACTGGTAGAGCGCTACGAATACCAGAGCAAGGCGGCAAAGAAGCAATTCCCGCTCTTAATGTCTGGTATGTGGGAAGGTTCTGATAAGTTAGCTGACAACGACCCTGTTGGGGAGGTGTTAAAGCAAGGCACTCTTTCCGTTGGTTTCCTTGGTCTTGCTGAATGTTTAATTGTGTTAACTGGTCGTCACCACGGCGAAAGCGAAGTGGCACAGACGCTTGGTTTACATATTATTGAAACTATGCAAGAGCGGTGTAAGTATTGGGCAAATGAGTATGACTTAAACATTTCCGTCATTGCCACTCCCGCAGAGGGCTTATCTGGTAAGTTCGTTAAGAAGGATAGAGCGGACTATGGTGTGATTGAGAATGTCACGAATCGCGATTATTACACCAACTCCAACCATGTTCCTGTTTGGTACAAGTGTTCCATGGAGCATAAGTTAGCCATTGAAGCTCCTTATCATCCTCTTACTCCCGCTGGTCATATTGCTTATCTGGAAGTCGATGGCGACCCCGAAAAGAATGTGGCAGCAGTCGAGCAGATGGTTGAGCTTATGAAGAAATATAATGTGGGTTACGGCAGTATTAACCACGCTAAAGCACGATGCTTAGACTGTGGTTACGAAAGTGGTTCTGATCTGTTTAAGACTTGTCCTAAGTGTGAAAGCACCAATGTGGATGTCTTAGAGAGAATCACTGGTTATCTGGTTGGTTCTACTAATAAGTGGAACGCGGGTAAGAAAGCCGAGTTGAGAGACAGAGTTTCCCACATTAGCGGTGAAAAGATTATCCAATGAATTGGGTTGACCAAGCCTTTGTTTTAGCGCTTGCGATAAACGCGGCATATGTAGCCTACGGTTTATTCCAGAAGAAAATCATGTGGAAATGGATTGTGGTGTACTGGTGCGTGTTGACAGCAAAAAACTTGTGCAATTTAGTGATTAATTTCATTTGATTTTTGGCTATTTTGTCAATAGAGAAATACCCCGTGTGGTACTACAATATAACCATCAACCGAGGACAACACAACAAACACTCGGAACAAGAAAGGAATAAAGATATGGCTACTTACAAGATTGGTGATAAGGTCAAGGTTCGCGGTGATCTGAGCAGAGAGCATGGTGCTGGTGGCGAAATGTATAAGCTTGCCGGTAAGGTCGTAACTATCTCCGAAGTTGCACCCATGACTCTGTTTGGTAAATTCCCCGACACCTACCACATTGAGGAAGACGAGAGTCCGTGCAAGTATATTTGGGCTGACGAAATGTTTGAGGGTCTGGCAGACGAGCAGGAAGCTCCCGCAGAAACCAAGCGTACTGAAATGCCCAAGCTGACCACTGGTATGTTTGGTAAGGAGAGCGACGGTGATCTGTTCGTGGTCGTGGGTGATAACATCGTGTACCAGCGCGGTATGCAGGAAGATGTTGACGATACGACTTGGTATCACAACATCGTGGCTCTGTACGACTGCAAGTGCTTCCGTCAGATTGAAGACGGTAGAGCGAAGGTCATTTGGGAGCGTAAGTAAGCCTTGCAAGTTCTGAGTTACCTTCCTAACTCAATTGTAGATGGTATTGGCATCCGGCAAGTGTTCTTCCTTGCCGGGTGTCCACACCACTGCAAAGGGTGTCAGAATCCACAGTCTTGGAATCCCAACGGTGGTGAACATTACACCGTTGAAGAAATTGCCGCTATCGCCCTTAAAAGCCCGTATGATGTCACTTTCAGTGGGGGCGACCCCTTGTATCAGTTAACCGAGTTAAACGCCGTAGCGAGCCTTATAAAGCCAACCAAGGGCATTTGGGTGTACACGGGATATACTTGGGAAGAAATCATGGAGAATGATGCTCTTAGGAGTGTACTTCCAAATATTGATGTACTGGTGGATGGGAGATATGAAGAGGATAAGAGGAATCTGGAATTAAGGTTTAGAGGTTCTGAGAATCAGAGAATCATAGATGTTCAGAAGAGTCTTAGAGAAAATAAGATTGTTCTTTGGGAGGAATAAAGCAAGTATGACCATTGAAGAGATTAAGAAGGTGTATGGCGACCCCCGCGAGGATGGATATATCTCGTGCTTGAAATGTCCACTGTTCGACGAAACGAAGGATGAGTGTACCGCTGCGCTTTGCAGTTGCGACGGTATGGAAAAAGCATGGAACGCCATCCAAAAGTTCCATAACGAACGGGGAGAACCCGCTAAGAAGGAACAGGTTAACCACCCCGACCACTACAACCAAGGTGATATCGAGTGCATTGACGCTATGATTGCTGCCTTTGGTGTGGATAAGGTATGTGATTGGTGTGTTATGACATCCTTTAAGTACCATTGGAGATATCAGCACAAGAATGGTGATGAGGATATCAATAAGGCAAGCTGGTATATCGACAAGTATAAGGAGCTGAAAAACAATGAGAAATCTTAAAAAGATTGCTAAGAGCGTTTGGGAGTGCATTAGCGCTCTTATAGCAGGAGCTTTCGTAGCCGCGTGGACAATCACCTTCGTGTCCATTACATTCGCACTGGCTATTTGGTCTACTCAGTGGTTGTGGAGTCTGCTGTGATGGATAAGACTAAGTTTGATGATTGGTCTGATCTGAAAGACTGCAATAAGTGCGAGGAATACTGGAACAGCGCTTGTGATGGTACTCTGGTTGGCTCTGAGAAGCCCTGTACGGCTTTTAAGGCTGTTAGGAGGGTAAGTATACCCCTTGAAATAGAACGCCTTAGAAAGGCTGTAAAGTGGCTTAGTTTCAGTTTAGCGTGTTCCATTGTAGCTCAGTTAATTCATCTGGCAACACATATTTGGGGAGGTTAATATGAAATTTAAGGTTGGTCATAGAGTGAAAATCATTGGCGATGCGTCTGATTATTCAGACCATCTGGACGGTATGCTTGGCACAATCGTTGAGGTAAATAAGCGAGACTGCCGAGTGAAAGTTGATGACGACGAGTATGGTTTTCTGCCTTGGCTCATTTGGAACTATAACATGATTCCCGTGGATGAACATGGCGAAGCATTGTCTTAATGGGATTTGGTACAGCACCAAAGAGCTATCCGAGTTGAGTGGTATATCCGCTCATACGCTCAGAGATAGACTTAGGCGTGGCTATTCCGTAGAACAGGCAGTCAGACCCGCGTTAACCGACATAAGCGTAGAACAGTTTAGCGAAGCAAGCTGGTGGGAAGATTGGGTTGGTATACCCATAAGTGATCTTCACACGATATATTGGAAGTGGTGTGTATCTCATGGGTATGCACCACTACCCAAGCAACCGTTTAGTAGACACCTATTGCGTTTATATCCGCAGTTGAAAACAGTACCGGGTAACATCGGTGGTGTATATCAAAGATTTATACGACTTAGATAATTGGGGAGGAATTATTTATGAGCAAGAAACTTCATGATCTGGACTTTACCGAGGGTGTTGTGGTCGCTATTGAGCTGGCTAAGATTCAAGGCGAGTTTAGCAAGGCTATCTTTAAGCTGGCTAAAGAGTACGGTCTGGATGATATTGAACTGCTGAACATGGCAAGTAAGGTCGTTCTGGACTCTACGAGAAACCCCGAGTTCGTGGAGAATGTCGCTCCTACTATCCGAGAAGAGCTGGAAGAAGAGGAATAAATTCCTTTTGGGAGGTGTAACACATGGGTTTCAAAGTTGGTGATAGAGTAGTAGTTAAGTCCGATTATTGTGGTGCAGCTACTAAAGGGTTGTTTGGAACAATCGTGACTGTTGATAAGCACGCCGCTTCTTGTGGAGTAGAACTTGATGTTGATTTCTATGCGGTAGGCGACCCGACCAGTAAATGTGGACATAGTTGCGGTGGTAAGGCTAAGAACAATCGAGGGTGGTATATTGCCAACTCTGAACTTTCTCTTATCGAAGACCCTCTTAAAGCGTTCATCGAAGAAGTAGCAGCCGAGAAGAAAGAAGTCGCAAAGAGAAAGCCTATCACCATTCCTAAATCTAAACTTAGCGCAATCGACATTATCAAGTGTCATATCGCCAGTGTTACATATCCCCATGCAAGTATTGATTCTAACGGTGTTCTGAGCTTCTATAAAGAGAAGCCCAAGGCAATCTCTTATTTTGAAACAATGAAAGTTAAGCGATAAACGCTTTTGTGGAGGTTTTATGGAGCAGTTTGTAAAATGTGTTCATGCCAACGGTGATCTGTTCACCACTGGTAAGATGTATAAAGTGACCGACAATGGGCTTACTTCCAATGACGGGTATACTTTTAAATCGTTTATGTATGGTCATGAATATAAGAACGGAACTTGTGCCGATGCTATTAACGCGTGGTTTAAAGGTCACTACCGCTTTAAACCTGCGAAGCGTAATGGTAATGACAAAATCATTATCACCACGGATGGTGAGAAAGTTGTAACCGCCACCCAGTATAAGAACAATAAGGTAGTTAATCGCGCAGAAGCAAAGTGCGCTCCAGAAGATAAGTTTGACTTTAATGTTGGTGCAACGCTGGCTGTGGAAAGACTGACTAAGAAGGAAGAACCTCCCAAGCCTAAGTATTACAGCGGTAAGGTGGTTTGTGTTAAGTCTAATGATAGATACTTTACGAAGGGAAAGGTTTACGAGATTAAGGATGGTAAATTTACCGACAACACGGGTACTGAGCGACCCTGTGTTAGTAAATATGTTCGTAATCTGAGTGATCTTAACGAGGGTTATTTTGAGAAGTGGATGTATCACTTCATTCCTTTTGTGGAGAGCTAATCTTATAATATTATCTATATAATATATTCTTTTATATAGGTCTACGCGTATCTGACATAATCAGAAATGCGTAGACCTCATATAATGAATATAATAGCAAGCTTATATATTATCCGGGGAGGATTGGATTATGCAGTTAAACAAATCCGAAATGATAGAGTTTGCGGAGTTAGTAGCAACAGCGGTGGTAAAAGCACTTGGTAATGTGCCTTTTGAAACAAAGACACCAGCGCCAAAGTCAGAGAGAACTGCTTATCAGAAGACAGAGCAGTTACTTTATAACTACATGGGCTTTAAGCGCATTGTGGAAGAGCGAAAGCAGGAGATTGAGGAACTGCGTAGATATGGTGTGCCGCAGAAGTGTGGTGCTGTGGGAGAGCGTGTGCAGACAAGCCGTGTTAACCATGGTATTGTGCTTCCCGAGGAAGCTGTGGAAGATGCTGTGCGTACTGTGCTTGACTCTGTGCAGGACACTGTGCGGGTCATCGCCTTGATAGATAAATGTATGGCAGCACTGCGCTTTGACCCTTACTATAAAATCTTGGAAATGCGCTATTTTGAAGGGCGCACCCAAGAGGATATCGCGGTTACTTTCGGCTGTAACCAGACTACGATTGCCAGAAACAAGAGTAGGTTGGTAAAGGAGCTGGCTATGCGGCTGTTCCCAGACCAAGTGGCAAATGAAATGATGAATTAAATTAAAGAGGTAGGAGTTATCCTACCTCTTTTTCTATTTCTGCGTATTTCCACATGAAACCGCCCGCTGTTTTTCTTTTTGATTTGCCTTGTTTGCCCTTACAACACAGGGATATTGTGCTTATATTTATACCAGTTGCTGTGCTCGCGTCTTTTAGAGACTTATATGTGGCAATGTGCGCACCTTCCGTGGTGTATTGTGCAACCGGGGTACTGTGCACAACGCCGTTCTGTGCACAATTATATCCATATTTGTTGTCAATTGATCTGTGGAGCAATATTTGGTAAGCTTCTTCTCTCAACGCCGCGTCCTTGTCTTCGTGAAAACTTAACACCTCGTGGGCAATATTGTCCCAACCGTATTTCACAATGTCGTGAAAAAACAACCTGTTTCTCTCATAACCAAAGCCGTCTTGCCATCGTTCTTCTAAATCCATTCCGGTCATGCCGATATAAACTTTACCGTTGGGACAAGTATGTTTGTAAACAAAAAACATAAGTGCAAACTCCTTTTTCAACTCATAAATGCAAATTCAAAAACGATAGAAAACAAAGTGCAAACTCAAAAGTAAGTGCAAACTCAAAAACCAAAAGTGCAAACTCAAAAATGCAAACTGTTTTTCTATCATTATTTATATTATAGTTTTGAGATTAAAAACTAAAGTAAATAAATGTAAATAATTTGTTAATTTAGCGTACTAAAGAGATAAAGAGTGTTAAGAAGTTAACAAAGTTAAGCCCTGTTAAATTATTCACGATTTGTAACTTTTATTATGTTAATTAATTCACAAATTGTTACTTTTGTAATAGTTATTTGTTTAACAATCCCGGCTCTGGCTGACTGAGTTAAATTTTTAACGACCAGTCGTGTTAAAAACTTAACAAAGTTAGCGTCAGCTTAGATCGTCAAACTTTTAACATGACTGAGTTAAAAAATTAACATTCAGTCAGCGTTAATCTTTTATCAAACTATGACAAAGTTTTATCAAAGTACGCCCTTTTTAGGCTGTCTCTGTATCGTGGACAAAATCAGCGAAAGTGTCTTGCAAGATTTCTTGCAAATCGCGTTTGCGTTTGGGGGAGGGTAAACATACCTCTAAGGGGTTAAAAGCCGTTATACGCGATTCTGACGCGATTTAGAAGGGGTTTAGCTTTGGAATAGGCAGTTAAACTTTTAACAAATGAAATTCCCTTGCATTTTTGGCTGCTGGGCGATCTGATACGCGCAACGCCTTTAAATATATTATATATGTATAAAATACTGCACAATTTGGAGGGCTTAACTTTGTGCAATTTTCCGATATTGCCAAAATGCCCCGGCGGGTATATCTTAGTATCAGAAAATCCGTTAGCCACTCCCCCCATAGGGACGGCTAAAGCTGGCAAGTATTGCCGCCACCTCCGTCAATCATTTGGACGCGTGCGGGAGAACCCCAGCGGGCGAACCTTGACAATTTAATATCTGTTCAAAGTCTGATATCTGCCGCCTTTACTATATCAATATTAAAAAAGGATGGTATTTATTATGAAATTCAATGTTACTCTGTCTGCTGAAAATCTCGCTTCCATCATCGCCGCACTTTCCGTAATCGCTAACACCGCCGCAGAAGAACATGACAAGTTTGCATATACTACCGCAATGGATGCGCTGAACGCGCTTAAGGAAATTAGTATTGTAGAATAACCCGCCGCAAAGGCGGCAGATATGAAACTTTGAACGGAGGTTTCTAAAATGACAGTTATTTATTATTTTACTGTTTTCTCTGGCGCTATTACTATCGCAAACCTTACCATGAAACTTATTGATTTTATTGAAAAGAGAGGAAAGTAACACCATGAAAAGATTTACCATCGTAGCAGAAAACCCCGAAAAGGCGATTGCCATTATGACGGACGCAAGCGGCAACCTTACCGCCTATGTTAACGGCAAACACTATTTCCCCAGCACTGGCAGACCCATTGACGGCAACGGAAGACAGCTTAGAGACGATTCCCGCGCCGCTATTCGCGCACTGATGGAAACGGCAGAGAAAAACAAAGCCGCTTACTTTGACGCTCTCAGCGCTGAGATTACCGCCGCCGCTGAGAAGATGAAAGAAACCCCGCGTAAGTCTTTCGGCGATGTCCTTGAAGAGCAGTTTCTTGCGGTACTTGCTGAAAAATCTGCATCTGATCTCAGCAAAGAGATTTACCCCGCTGTCGAAAAGATGGTTATTGAAAAGTTCGGCATTATCCCCAAAGTTCACGAATTTAGACTTCCCGAGCGTGAGAAAGTCGAAATCAAGGGCGTTTTGCATAAGGATTTTGACAAGGTTGTTAGCATGATTTCAGACGGCGAAAGCGTGTACCTCTGCGGCGCTGCTGGTACTGGTAAAAGCTTTCTCGCCCAGCAAGTCGCGGAAGTGCTGGAGCTGGAATACTGGTATACCGCAAGCGTGGTTGATGATATCCAACTTAAAGGTTTTATTGATGCTAACGGCAGATACCATGAAACCCAGTTTTACAAGGCTTTCACACAGGGCGGTATCTTCTTGCTGGATGAGCTGGACGCAAGCGTACCCGAAACGCTGGTTTTGCTGAACAATGCACTTGCTAACGGCTATTTTGATTTCCCCATTGGTAGAACCACAGCACACCCGGATTTTCACGCGATTGCAGCGGGTAACACTTTCGGCACTGGTGCAGATAGCACTTACACCGGGCGTTATTGTCTGGATGCCGCCAGTATGGATAGATTTGCTCTTATCATGGTGGACTATGATAGAGAAATCGAAATGGTAATGGCAAACGGAGATAAAGCCCTTGTTGACTTTGCCGAAGATTTTCGCGCAGCCGTTGAGAAGTGCGGCACAACTTGCCTTTGTACTTACCGCGCTATTAAGCGCCTTGCAAAGTTTGCGGCATACATGGATAAAGCCGATGCGCTCCGCATTGGTCTTATCAAAGGTCTTTCCCGCGATGATGTCAAAACCATTGCCGGAAAGATGACTTGCCGCAATGAGTGGAAAACCGCGCTGGATTCCCTTTGTTAATTTGGAGGTGCGCTATGGCTGAGAGATTCTATACATACGATAACGCGGAAGATATTGCGCGGTGTCTTAACTGCGATAAGAAAGAGTGTACTAATTGCCTTGGTAACTTCTTTAGTGCCGGGGAAGATATGGAAGAAGAAAGCGAGGAAAACAATGGCTAATTTGATTTATGATAACTTTTCTGATGTCTTTGAGTTTCGGCGGGCTATTCAGACCCGCCCGGACAATGGTAAACTCGGACATTCTGCGAGGGACAACGGAAACAACTTTTCCGGTATGTCATTAGATGATGCCTTTAATGCGCTTACCGATGGACTCCCCGAAAAAGCCGCCGCGCTTAACCGCGAGATTAACCGCTTTAAGGCGGTTGTATCTGGCACTGTTACACAGCGCCGCCCGATTAACTATTACAATGGACATTCTCCCAATGTTCCCGCCGCTATTATTGGATTGCCTAAATCCATGAGAAAAGTAACAAAAACCCCCTCTAAAGTTAAGACAGTTACCATGTTTTATAATAATACGGCTAACTGCTTTGTCGATGCGGAAGATTTGGAAAAAGCCGGGGCTTGCGTTTTACAGCTTGTTTACTGGCTTGAACTTAACGGCTATCGCGTGCGGCTAACGCTTTCTCCCTATTTGGCACAGGAACATTACGGAAACAAAAAAAGCGAACACGCGGTTTGCAATATCCTGCTAAAAGACTATCGGCAACCGCTGGACTTGCTTAAACTGTCTTTTTCCGTTACTTCTGTTTCCATGTTTAGGCGTTTGGGCTTTCGCTGGCTGGAAACAGTGCCCGATCTTAAAGGCGGTGGTTGGCGTATTGGCTACGGCTCGCAAATTGACGATAAAGACTATGCGCTCTCTCTTTTGGAAAAATGTGGGCAAGATGTCCGAAACGCCTATTTCATAAAGGTAGAAGATTGCGATAACGCAGGATGGGACGCGCTAAAGCTTGCCGCCGATTTGGGAATTAAGGTGCAGTAACGGAGGATTTACCATGGTTAACGATTTCAATATGTGGGAACTTTATCCCCGGTACGACTCCCGAAAGAGCTTTTACGGGAAAGCAATGGTAATAGAGCGCCGCCGCGCTCTTTACCTCCGCAGTTATTCTACCATCGTTTGCGGTGTGGTAAATGGGCGCTTTGTCCGCTATTGGGGAGGATGGAGCGCAACGACGGGAAGACATATTAACGAGTTTTCCCGGCAGTTTACCGGGCGCGTCATTAGTAAAAAGGAATGGGACGCGCTGCCCGTGGAGGTTTTGAAATGATATGGTTTTTCCTCTTCTGGGCGGCGCTGGTATGGTTGGGAAGTTAAGCCGGGGAATTAACCCCGGCTTTTCTTTTTGTCTTTTAATAATCGCGATTAAAAAGCTCTATGCGCGTTTCTGATTTAGGGTATGCCGGGATATTACCCCAACAGCTAAACGCCGTTAAAAGTGATCTAAAGCCAATTTGCATAAACCGCGCATAAAGATTGCACAGCATTTTCTTGTTTCGGCAGTATAATAAAAATAGATAAAATTTTAACTAACTCCCTTATTGGGAGTTTTTCTGTTTTTATAACCTTTTTACACAGAAAAGAGGTGCATTACATGGCATTAACTGAGAAAATGAAAGCTTTTTGCCGGGAATATTTCACTAATGGCGGTAACGGAACACAAGCTTATTTAACCGCCTACGATGGTAATTCAGATACCAGTGCAGCTATTGAAAGTAGCAGACTTTTAGCAAGGGATGATATACAAGAGTATTTAGCTGCCCTAAATAAACCTATCGAACAAAAAGCCATTTCAGAACGGGAAAAGAAACGGCGTGTATTATGGGAGATTATCGAAAACGGGGATAACAACGATAAATGCCGCGCTATGGATATTCTCAATAAGATGGATGCAGAGTATACGAACATTAACATAAACAAAACTGAAAGCACTGTTAATCTTGATAATCTGGATTTAGACGCGCTTAAAACCTTATCAGAATGATGCTACAATGCGTTATAACGGCTTTTAGCTGTCTGGCAATGGTGGGATAGCTCTCTGATCTGACGCGTTTATACGGCGTTCTACACGGCACTACGGAAATTGAACAAAATAACTATTTTGTTCAATAATGAAACGCTAAAAGTAACAAAGAGGTTACGCGTAGCCCACAAATAGTTACAGAATGTAACCATTATTACAGTTTGTTAGTTTCTTAACAAGTAATGATCTCGATTTAGCGTGTTAGTTCGGTAGCGATTTAGCACGCTAAAGGGGCAGATTTTTGGGCTACCCCGGATGAGACTCTATCCCAGAAAAAATTTCCCAGATTTTCAAAGGGGCAGAAAAAATATCCTCTGGATATGAGACTCTACACCAGAAAAATTTTTGACCACGGGGAGGGTGGCTAATGAGTATACCAAAATGGGAGCAGCTT